ATGTTTGAAATGTTGAGAAAAATTAGAAATGAAAAAAACATTAAAGCTAAAGAAATAGCTGACAAACTTGGATTAAAAACTGAAGGTGCTTATTATAAAAAAGAGACCGGAAGTGTTCCTTTTACATTAGAAGAGGGCAAAATTATTTCAGAGATACTAGGAATGCCGATAGAAGAAATTTTTTTTAAGAATGAATTATCCTAACAAGATAAAAATTAAAGATCAGGTTTATTATATATCAGAATTAACAAATTAAACAAGCCATATGAATAATATAAAAACAAGAGGTGTTAAAAATGGAAAAAGAATTAAAAGTAAATGTGGTAAATCCATTAACAGAAGAGCAAAAGCAAAAAACAAAAGAGGTAATAGAAAAATATTTAGAAAGTATATATTCAAGATAAAGAAAGAAGGTGTAACAAATGATAAGTTATTTAGTAGATTTATTTTTATGCAGTATGGTAGTAGTAGCAGAGCTAGTAGGAACAATTATATTAGCAATAGTAACAGAAGTTATGGTTTATAAAGTTTTCAAGATCAATCTATATCAAGAAATATGGAAAGGCTTGAACAAGTTAGATAGAAAGCTAAATAGAATATTGGGATAGAAAGGAGGGAAAGAGAGTGGAAGTATTTATAGGTATAATTCTGGGTTTTATTATAGCAATTATTGTAATGATAGTTACGGGCTTTGGACAAGATTACGAGTTAATAACAACGATAGATGAATTACAAAAAGAACTTAAAGACAATAAGGACAAGCTTAAAAATAATGAAATAGCAGAAATAAGAACAACATTTTTCGCAAGGAAGATAAAAGAAATAGAAGACATTATAAAAAAATCAGAAGAAAGCAAAGAAGATTATTTTATTACTTTCGAAAAAATAAAAAATGTACTATTTGCGAAACCAGTTCAAACAAATAGTACAAAATAAACTTATTAATTAAACATAACTAAATAAATAATAGCACAGAAAATAAAAAAATGCAAGGGGAGTTTTTCCAAATGCAAACTACACGGAACAATTAATGATATAAGCATAGATTTTAATACACGAAAACCTAAAATAAGCCTTTTATTAGATACAAATGAGTTAAGTATAGTAGAAGAACTAAAAAACGAAAATAAGCTAAATATTGAGCTAAAAAAATATCGTAAACCTCGTAGTCTCGACGCAAATAAATACTTTTGGAAATTGCTTCAAGAAGTTTGTGATTATAAAGACATAGACACAATAGAAGAGTACAAACGCAGAGTAAAAGAATTAGGAATATTTAAGCAATTTAAGATAATGACACAAGATGTAAAGACCTTCGAAAAAATATGGACTGATAGAGGAATAGCTTGGTTTTGTGAAATAGTAGATACAACATACATAGGAGATACAGAATTTAAAATTATAAATGCATATTATGGCTCGAGTTCGTACAATAGCAAACAGATGAGTAGATTAATAGATAATCTAGTTCAAGATTGCAAAGCTGTAGGAATAGAGACAAAGCCACAAGCAGAAATAGATAGTTTATTAAGACAATGGGATTGTGGCACTAGATAGCAACGGCTAAATTAAGCTAGTGCCACAAAAGGCCCCATAAAGAGGTAAAAAAATGATAGTAACAGATTTATCAAACAGTTTTAATCCAGTACCTAAAAAAAAGACAGAAAAGAAAAAAGAAGTTACAACAATTAAAAAGAAAAGCAAGAGGTTAGCAAAACTGGAAAGGCAAAGAGATAAAAACCTAGTAAAAGAAGGAATATGCGAGTTTTGTGGCAACTATTCAAGACATTTAGACCCACATGAAGTTTATGGCGGAAGAAATAGAAAAAGAAGTATGGAGCATAAATTTGTAAAATTACTATGTAGAAAATGCCATGATGATGAGGATATTATAAAACATTTAAGAATAGATGCACAAAAAGAATATATGAAAACACATACAGAAGAAGAATTTATAAAATTGATAGGAAAAAGTTATTTAAGGAGGAAAGAAAAATGAAAAAGAAATTAATTATTATGGTGGGAATTTTAATAGTATCATTATTTATATTGACAGGTTGTGTGGAGACCTCCACTACTAGTACAAAAAAAGATGTAGAAGCAACTTTAAGCATGGGTAATACATTGGCAGAAAATCAGCCAACACCGACGGATATCGATTATAGCCTTGAAAGATATAACTTGATTAGAAGAACATATTGGGTAAATGGTCAGAGAGAAAGAGCCAACACATTGGTTTGTGAAATAGAAAAACCTTTGGGGTATATAGCGTTATTCTTAGAAAATGGATCTTGCGCAGGGAAATTTATTGTGGATGGCAAAATATCAAGTTTAAATAGCTTTTTGACTCCAGATAGCGAATATTATGAAAAGAATACATCATATAGTTCAGAAAGTGATTTAAATATCAGAAGCGTAGATAGATATAGTAATAAATGGCTACCTGATGTAGATGGAAGTTATGGCTCAAATGATAATGGAATATTCTTTTTTACACCAGATGGAAAATACATAGAATGGACAGGAACATATTTATATAGCGACATTCCATTTGAGGTTAAGGATACAGTAGTAACATATAAGGAGGCTCAATAATGAAAGGTTTTTTAATAACAATAGGAATAATAATATTAATTATTATATTAACAGTTATAGGAGTATTGGGAGGTTGGTTTAATACTTGGTTTACAAACAAAGTAGATTATATAGATAGAAAAATAGGAGATAGAACAAGTTATGACACAATAAAAAAGGTAGAAGATACTTGCAGAAGTATGATTGCAAGCTATAAGACAGATAAGGCAACATATGAACAATATAAAAATAGTACAAGCAATGAAAAACAAAGTTGGGCAGAGCAAGCAAAGATGAGAGCCAATAAAACAGCAAATACGTATAACGAATATATACTAAAGAATAGTTTCGTTTTTGAGGGCAATATACCTACAGACATAGAAACAAGATTAATGATTATAGATTAAGAGCAACAAGGGCTAGACATAAGTTTTAGCCCTTGTTTTTACGAAAGGAGAAGTTAAATGGCAAGAAAGAGAATGATAGATCCTAGTATATGGCAAAGTGAAGATTTTGGAAAATTATCTACTTTAGCTAAAATTGTATTTATCGGTTTATTCTCGCTTGCTGATGATGAAGGTAGAGGAAGGTGTAATCCTGTATATTTAAAGTCTACATTATTCCCTTATGAGGAAAATATAAGAAGTGCCGACATAGATAAAACCTTATCAGAGATAAGCTCTAATATGTCCGTAGTTTTATATTCTTGTGACGGAAGTAGTTATTATAGCCTTTTAAGTTGGGATACATTTCAAAAAATAGATAGACCAAGTCAAAGTAAGATACCAGAATATAATGAAAATACAATGGAATTATTATTCGACGAACATTCGACGAATAATCGACGAACTATCGCTCCTAATAAGAATAAGAAAAGAATAGAAGATAATAGGAATATAAAAGAAGAGAATAGAAATAAAATAGTCGAAATTTACAACACCTATTGTGCTAATTTGCCACAGGTTCAAAAATTAACCGAAAAAAGAAATAAGTCTATTGATAATTTCTTAAAAGATTTTTCGATAGAACAATTTGAAGAAATATGCAAGATAGCAAATGTTAGTGAGTTTCTAATAGGAAATAACGACAGAAATTGGAAAGCTGATTTTGATTTTCTTATGAGAACTGATAAAGCAACTGCAATATTAGAGGGCAAATATAGTCAAAAGAAAAGAGATAAATTAGATGGATTTAAAGATTTATGGAAGGAGGCAAAAGATGAAGAAGAGCGAAATGGTGCAAATAATAACACTTTTGGCTGGTAATTATGAAGATATTGCAAATAAATCACAAACACAAAGAGAGATGATGTTAAATACATGGCAAGAGTGTTTAGGGGATTTAGATTATAACTTAGTTTTACGAGCGGTAAAGAAAACAATAATAGAAAGCCCTTACCCACCAACAATACATGAAGTAAGAAAAAATGCAATAGAGCTAATCAATCCAACAACAAAGAAAACAGGAATAGAGGCATGGAACGAAGCAATTGGAATGATAAGCAATGGTCTTTATATGACCGAGGAACAATTTAATAATTATAGCCCAGAAGTTAAGAGATTTTTTGGAAGTGTAAATCAAGTAAAACAATTAGCAATGGTAGACATGGAAACAATAAACACAGTTACAAAAGGGCAATTTTTAAAACAATATGAAGTATTGATAAACAGAGAAAGAGGACAAAAACTATTACCTCAACAAATGCAAGATTTTACAAAACAACTTGCAGATAGAATGAGCGTAAAACAGATAGGAGAGTGATAAACAAATGATTACAACAGAAACAAGGCAAATGAGTTTTAATGACATACAAGATAAAACAAAAATAAGATATATACAAATCTTAAATAGATTAAACAAGCCTAAAACGGCAAAGGAATTAGCAGTAGAATTATTTGATTTAGGATTTATACCAAGTACAGAAAGAAATTATACAGCACCAAGGCTAACAGAATTAGAAAAAATGGGATATGTAAAAGCAGTAGATAAAAAGAAATGCGAATACACAGGCAAAACAGTAGCAGTATATGAGAGAACACAAGCAGGATTTGAAGCAATAAATTATCAACATATTCCAAGAATTGATTAGGAGGCAATTATGCAAGATAAATGTAGTAAATGTGATAGTGAAAAACTATTTGTAAAAATACAAGGAAATAGAAGAGGCTTGTATTGTGGCAAATGTGGAAAATGGCAAAAATGGATTACAAAGCAAGAATTACAAATTTTAGGCAAATACGAAATAGAAGAAAGAGCAAAAGAAGTATTAGCAGAAATAATAAATATGTATAAATTTAATAGATGTGAAGCTGTAGGACAAAATAATAAGATCTATAAAATGCCAGAGGACTAGCCTATGAAACAAATAGAGAGTAATACGCTTTGCTACTATTGTATGGGTTGTAACAAACAAGAAAACGAAAATTATAAGCCAGTAATGAGATGTAAAAACTTTATACAGGGTATTGAGAATTGGCAAGAAAAATTACGAGAGGAGCTAAAGAAAAATGGCAATAAACAGTAAAAAGAAACGGAAGTGCAGGAGAAAGAGAATTGGCAAATAAATTAAAAGAATACGGTTATAAATGTAGAAGAACACAACAGTTTTGTGGGAATACTGGACAAGCAGATGATGTAGTAGGACTTGATTATATACACATTGAAAGCAAAAGAGTTGAAAGGTTAAATATAGATAAAGCAATTGAACAAGCAGTAAGAGATACAAAAGACAATAAGTTTCCTACAGTATTTCACAGAAAAAATAGAAAAGATTGGTTGGTAACAATGAGGCTAGATGATTGGATGCAAATGTACAACGAATATTATTCTGGGAGAAAGATAAAAGAATATGAGAATACCGAAGATAATAAGTAAAGATGGACATGAGTACATATTGATACAGCAATGCAACCAAAATATGTATCTATACAAAGAAATGATATATGGCTACAAAGAATGCTTTAAAGTCGATGAATTAAGTCTCATAACAAACAAAATAGCAAGAGGTCGCCCACCAAAATATAGATAGAAAAGAGAATAAAGGAGAAAAGTATGAAGATATATGATAAGAGAATATATAAAATAAGTGAGTGTATAAGAGTAGTGATAATAGTAATAGTGTGTTTCATGATAGGGTATGTATGTGGAATATTAGCAGGGGATAAGTCAGAGGAATTAAAGAATAAAGACATAGAAATAGAATCATTAAAGGATACTGTGTATATGTTGAGGAGGGAGAAAGATGAGTGAGATAGAAATTGGAGAATATGTGAGAATAGAGTATGGAATATCAAAATTGATAGAAATAAGGAAAGTAGATGGCTGTGAAGAACAAAAAATATATATTTTTGATGATATTTCAGATGAGTTATGGAGCGGAGATTTGCCAAATGAATTATGGAAAAGTGAAATAGAATGGCACGAAGAAAAATTTAACAATAAAATATTTTTAAAACACAGCAAACAACTAATAGACTTAATAGAAGAAGGGGACTATGTAAATGGAGAATTAATAACAGATAAATGGGATACAAGAGTATCAAGTATTAGAAGTAATTTTAGTGAAGAAGACATAAAAACAATACTAACAAAAGAAAGTTATATGGCTAATTGCTATAAAGTAGGAGGAGAAGAATGGGATTAGATATAAGTGTAAAAGGTTTAGAAAGAAAAGATACTTACCATTGTGGATATATAACTTTTAATTTATATAGAAAAAAAGTCGCAAGTGCTTATAACGAAAGGTTAGGAGAATTATACAAAAAAACATTCAAAGATGAATTGCAACCAGAAGAAATCAAAGAATGGAATAATTTATGTAATGATGATTTAGATATATTTTTATGGCATAGTGACTGTGATGGAAAATTAACACCTAAAGAATGTAAAAAAATATATGATGTAATGAAAGATTTGAAGGTAGAAATGCAAGGACACAATTACATAGAAATGAATTATTACGATATGCACCAATTATGGTTAAATATGCTTAAACATTGTTACAAACATAGAGTAAATATGTGGTTTCATTAAAGTAGGAGGAGAAGATGAATAGAGAATATAGAAAAAAATTACAAGAACTAAAAACAAAACCAACAGAGCAAATAAATGGTATATATATAATTCCAGACAAACCATATAATCGGATTCTGGGGCAAAAATGATTATAAATCTTATGACTTTATTTTTGAAAATGCAGAAGGAAAAAAAATAGGCTGGTGTCATTGGGAAGGTGATGTGATTCATTTACTAAACAAAAAAGATTATGGAATGAATATAGATTGTAAAAATTCTGATGAATACATTAGACTATTTACGATGTATGGATTTAATATAAGTGACATGAGGATAAGCGATTTAACAATTGAAGTAGGAGGAGAAGATGAAATATAAAGAATGTATAAAAAAAATAGGACTAAAAAATGTAATATTATACGAAATGTTTTATATTTTAGAAATTATTTTAAATTTACCTTATTTGATGTTACGAGGAATAGCTATTATATACGATGACATACTTGAATTTATTGTATTTATAACTAAAAAACAACAGAATTTGTTAGCACGAATTTTTGGAAAAACAAGAATAATTAATTTAAGTAAACTAAGCAAGAGAATAGATGATTTTAGATTAAAAACAATTAAAGAATTAAAAAAAGTAGGAGGAGAATAGATATGTTAAATTATAAAGAAGATGATAAAAGGTTAATTGAAAGTGGAAAATATAGATATTATGATTTTACAGAAGAGATAGTAAGAAAAATAGTAAGTAAAAATATAAATGATGTGATAAATGAAGAATGGAGAATATTACTACAAATGTTATATCCAAGCAATATGATTGGAAGTGGGTTGTTTCAACCAATATTGATATTCAAAATAAGTAAAAGTGGTAAGAGAGTAGACCAACCATTAGAGGCTTATAATTCTATAGATGATTTGGAAGAAAATACATGCTTACTATTCAAAATAATAGAACATATAGAAAAAAATAGTACATTTGAAATAAATGATAGCTGGTACAATGCGAAAGAAAGAATACTAAAAGAGAGGAAAAATTAGATATGTTAAAAATAAGAGAACGGAGTAAATTTAGAAGAACTTGAAAAGTTTGGATTTGAGTTAGATGGTAATACATATAAGTATTTTATAGCAAAAAATAAATGTGTTTATGTATGTATTCATGACAGAAAAATAATAAGACCAGAATTACCAGTAATAACAAGTAGAATAAAAGCAATTTTTATATCCAAAAAACCATATCAAAAATTAAGTGAAATAATGTATAAGCTAGACAAAGCAAATTTGGTAGTAAAGGAGTAAATAAGATATGAAAACAGAAACTACAAAAAGACTAGAACAATTATTAGCAAATCGTTTTAATAAAAGAAATGATTTTTATGTTTTTGAATGTACGATTGGCTGGTATGGAAAAGAAATAGTAGATTGCATAATGTATAACTGTCAAAGAGAAACTTACTGCTATGAGATAAAACAATCAAAACAAGATTTTCATAGTAAAAATAGATTAACATTTATAGGAAATAAAAATTACTTCGTAATGCCATATAAATTGTATAAAGAGGTAGAAGATGAAATACCACCAGAAATAGGAGTTCTTGTGGCAATAGATAGATTAGAGCCAAGAGAAAAAGAAGAAATACTTGATTTTGGTATCAAAAAAACAAGTTCTTGGAGAGAACCAATAGATGGATTAAAAGAACTTTATTGCATAAAATCAGCAAGAAAACAAGAACTTAAAGCAGATAAAGAGGTAATATTGTCTTCAATGTTAAGAAGTATGCAAAGGGACAGAATTTATGATTTAGAGAGGAGTGATACATAGTGAAAGAAAAGAAAAATAAAGTTTACTATGCTGAAGGAGACCCTGATTATGGTCGCACTTATATAGCAGCTAGAACATCAAAAGAAGCAAAACAAATTGCATTAAGATGTGAAGTTGCTCAATTAATAGATAATCCATATATAAATTTAAGAATTAAAAGATGTTGGCAAGTAGAAGAAACTAACTATAAAGGTGAACTAGATATTTACCAAATAAATGAATTAGGATTAGCATGGTGGTGGTGTCCTAATTGTAAAAATAAAAATTTTGAAATGTTAGACAATCAAACATATAAATGCAAAAAATGTGGAGAAACGAATAAAATACCATTATATTAGGAGGAGTTATAAGTGAAAAAAAATAAATTAAGTTTAAATGAAAAAATAAAAAGGTTTACAAATAATCATTTACCAAAAACTAGATTTTTACAAATAGAATACAATGGAAAATTATACGAAATAAAATATCATAAAGCTTGTTTTTGGTGGCAAGATAAATTTTCAATAAAAGGATATATTAAAAATTTATATACTAATCATTGGGAAGCAGATGAATGTAATGGAGGAAGCAGAATATTCATTTTAGGAAATGGAAGCGGTATTATTTATGGATTTTTTCCAAAAAGAAAAATGAAAAAACAATTATATGCAAGTGCAAAATATTGGCAACAATACAAATAAAAAAAGAGGAAGGTGTTTTAAGTGAAAGAAAATGAACTTATAGAATTATTGCAAAAATGTTTAAATGTGCCTAAATTGGCATTTGGAGCTAATACAGTAGAGCCTTACAAAGAATTGCAATATATAACAGAAACAGCGAATTACATTTTATATTTACAAAGTATGTATTTAATAAGTAAAAATAATTTAAAAATTTATAAAGACGATGAAGAAACAATGAGAGGCATAAAAGAAAGAATGAACCAATTTATGGAAGAATTAAAAGAAAAATGTCAAGAGTTAGAAGAATTTTATAATAAAAGAGTAAAAGAGGGGTGGAATTAAGTGAAAGAAAATAGTGATGGTAACGACACAAATGTCGGTAGCATAGGAAATAGTATAGAAGAAGATATCAAAATATTAGAAGAATTTAAAACAAATGGGTATAGTATATTACTAATGAAATATGGAGATAGGATTAAAACAAATTTTAAATTAGCAAAAGCAATAGAAAATATTTTATCGGCATATAAAAGAGTATTAAAAGAGAATGAGAGATACAAAAAAAGCGATTATGAAACAATATGTTTAGAGAATAATGAGTTAAGAGAAATAACAGACAGAATACAAAGTGAATACAACGATTTACTGAAAGATAATTTTAAATTAAAAAATGAATTAGAAACAAAACGAAAAGAATATCAAGAAACATACAAAGACGTTAGAGAAGAGCTTAAAGAATTAAGAAAAGAAAATGAAGAATTAAAAAATAACATAAGAAAAAATGAAAATGAGTTAGAATTTGATGTTAATTGTGACTGGATTGCTTTACAAAAAATGTTAGACGAATCTGAAAAAAGCAATGAATATATATCATACAAGAATGAAAAATGGATAAAAGAAAAGTATTGTATTCCAATTCAAAAAATAAAAGCCAAAATAGAAGAATTGGACATAGCAATATCAGAATGCATATATTTAGACGAGGATGACGAAAAATACAAAAAAGCAGTTAAAAAAGACAAGTTATGCTTATTGAATCAAAAAAGAGCCTTACAAGAATTATTAGATGGTAGCGACACAGATGTCGGTAGCATAGGAAGTGAGAATTAAAAATGAAAGAAAAATATATAAATAAAATATTGAATTTTTCAGATGAAAATATATGTACTGAAAAAGAATTAATTATAAATAAAGAACAAGCAAAGAAAATTATTAAAGAATTACAAGAAGATTACACACCAAATGCAATAATAAAATTAAAAATTGCGGAATACAAACAAAGAAAAGCAAAATGTGATGATATAGAAACTAAAATTAGATTAGATGTGAAAATAAGAGCATATGAAGAACTACTAGAAGGGGGACAATCATGAGTAATGTTTATGATATGTCAGGCAAAAAGAAAGTAATATTTACAGAAGAGACAGAAACTAATATCACATATAAAGAAATAATGCAAATAGTAGTAGAATATGCAACAGAAGAGGGATGTCATCAGATATTTTGCGATGGAGGAATAAATATGTGTCCATCAGACATATTCGGACCAGAAAAAATAGATAAAAAGAAAGAAGAAGATACTTGCAACTATGAAAGTATAGGATGCACTAAATGTTGGACTAATGCACTTAAAAAAGTAAAGAGGGAGAATTAGAAGAAAAGGACAAGATAATAGAAGAACTCACAAAGAAAATAAAAATCAAATAAAGGGGGGTTAATCTATGGGAACAGAAGATACAATAGAAATGGTAATAATTAAGAACGATACTATAATAAAGAAGAAATTCAGTGTTATAGACGAAGACGAGGTAATAAGTTTTAATTTAGGAAATTTCTTTATAGCAGTACGAAAAGAAGATATTAGAAAATTAGTGTAAGGAGGTACAAAAGATGCAATACATAAAAGAAGACGTTGAAAGAATGTTAATAGAACATAAAGAAAATGAAGGGAAACTGCTTGAAATAGAACTTAAAATAGATGAATATGAGAATAGACTTAATTATGCAGGAACAGTACATCAAGATACAGCAAGAGAAGTGATAGAAAGTATGCAACTTGCAGGACAAACATATGATGCTATATATAGCAACACAAATAAAGTATCTGACAAAACAGCTAATACAGCAATACACTACAGAGAAGAGTTAAATCATATTAACAGAGAAAATAGAGATTTTTTAATTCGAGAACTTGAAAGATTAAAAGAAGAAAAGGAAAACATAAATAAAAAAGTAGTTCGTGTAATGAATTGGTTAGATAAGCTAGAAGCAAGAGAAGCCTCTATTTTAAGAGAATTTTACATAAACAATAAAGGCAAAAACTGGGATAGAGCCGTCAGTTCATATAATAATAATGCTAATAAAGAATTGCAAAAGAGACAATTAACAAACATTAGGGACGAAGCGGTCAAGAAAATATTAAAAATCATAAACATTTAAAGGTTCCTCGCGGAACCTTTGTTATTAATTTATAACATATTTTGGTAGGATTCTATAGAAGCTAATAATTGAGATATTGTTATCCAATTGCTTCTATCTTCAAGTATATTAGATACTATATTGTATATATCATTATTACCTATATAAGTATCTAAAACTTCAGCTCTAGTATACGATTGACAATATACTGAAGCACCGATCAATTCATCTGATTGTATATTTAATTCTGTTATAGCTTCAATCAAGTTGTTAAGTATTTTATTCGAAAATTCGTATCTTTTATCTTTATATATAATGATTGCAGTATAAATTGTAAAATTTTGCGGATATATTTCAATATAATCGTTGTTGAAAATTACTTCTACATCACGATTCAATTGATTTAAGCCCATATTTCTTAACCAAGTTAAAGGTAATGACAACTTAGCTGTGGGATTACCAGAACCATTTTTACTATATATAATTTTTAATTTCTTTTTCATAATTAATTACCTCCTAATATCTCATTAATACTTCTGAACCGTCATCATATTCAATTGAAAATCCTAAATTTTCATAAAATTTAACTAGATTTTTCAAATCTATACTTTCATCTTGTGGATAAGCACATAATGTTAGACCTTTTCTTTCTTGCTGTGCTATTTGCATTACTTGCTTCACAAGCTGACTACCAGTTCCTTTTCTTTTTTGGTATACTTCGACCATCTCAATAATTAAATCATCTTCATTCATATCATCTTGAGCGTAACGTATATAGCCGTTTTCATTTTCAATAATCATATTAAAAACCTCTTTCTATTAACATTATAGATATTATAATATAAATCGTACCGATTGTCAATACTTTTTGCAAAAAAATTGCATTATTTATGTATTGATAATTGCATTTATTATTTAGTAGAATTATATTAGTTGAAAAAGATAGATATAAACTTTTGCGGGGCTGAATATTAAATGTTTGGCTCTATTTTTCTATTATAGTGGAGAAGTAATGAATTTGGAAAGGTGTATAAGAACACAATGCAAGATGTGCAGATTTTACAATAAGTGTTTTAAGAATAAAAATGAAAAAAAGAAGAAAAAAAAGGAAATCTTATAATTGGGAATTTGAAATAGCAAGAGGAAATACAGATAAGTTTTATAATTCTACAGACTTTGATATAGCGAGAGAAAAAGTTCTAGCAAGAGATAAAGGGAAATGTCAATTTTTTTTAGGTAAATGGAATGATGGTAAACATTTCCCAAATAAAATAAAAATAATAGATGCTGAAATAGTTCATCACATTATACCAATAAAACAAAGACCTGATTTAGCATTAGATATTAATAATATGGTAAGTTTAAGTTTTGAAGCACATGAGATTATAGAAGATAGAAATAGATTTAAATATAGAAAAAGAAAAAGAATTACGCAAGAAAGGTGGTAACTATGAAGCTAGAACATTTAATGCAGGCATATAAGATTAATGAAATAGAAGCGGAACTAAAAGAAGAAACCGAAGCAACAGACATAAATGGCAATAAAGAAAGAGCTGGAGTAATTAGCTTTGGCAACGGAATATCTGCAAGTTATTTGTTAGATGATGAAGAAATAGTAGTAGCAATGAAAATATTCTTTAATTGCTTGGCAAGAAATAGTTTTAAAGTTGATGCACAAATAAGTCATGTAATTAAAGTTATAACAATTATGCAAAATACAATAATGTTATTATCTAATATACCTCAAAAAGAATGTAATATGATATTACAAAGTTTAGGATTATTTGACAATACATTTACACAAGGAAAACAAATACAACACTTAGAACATACTTACAAGATAGAAATAATAGATGGATTATTATGTTTAAGTATAAATGAAAAAGAGGAAGAAAGATAGTGGAAACAGATAAAAACATTAAGATGGAACAGAATAGATATAAAGAAACTAGAAGAAGAATTACCAAATTTAGAAATGTATTTGATATGAGTGATAGAGAAATAATAGAATATTTAGTAGAAGAAATAGAACAGTATAGAGATAGAATAAAAGAACAAAATAGAATAATAGATGAACTAAGTAAAATAACAATACAAAGTGAAGAAGTAACATTAGATACAATAGAAGATGAAGTGATGGATAAGGATATAACAGAAATTATATCAACAACCCAATATACAGATGGGAAACCAATACAATCAAAGATAGAATATAAATATAAAGAAATTTAGAAGCGGAACACCCCCGTCAAAATCTCGGACTAAAACGAGCTTAAGGAGAGCGGGTGTGTGGTCAAAACTGTTTAATTTTTTAAATTATATCACGTGAAAGGGGGTATAATATGGCGAACACTAAGGAAAATGATGAAATAAAACAAATAAGAGAAGATTTATTAAATCAATTAATAGAACAAAACAAATTTGGAAAACATTTTGAAAGTTTGGTTGAGGACTATATAAACTTTGAGAAGTTAAAAAGAAAAATGCAAGCAGATATTAATAAGAATGGGCTCCGAATAGAGGTTATGACTGGAAATGGATTCGTAACTGAGAAGAAAAATGACAATGTTTTAGATATTCTGAAAGTAAATGGCCAGCAACTAAAAATTTTACAAGATTTAGATTTAAAAGCTCCATCACAAACACCGAAAGAAGGTGGAGGAGATGATCTACTGTAAAGAAATAAATGAATATATAAAATTTGTTGAAGATAATTCAAATGAAACAGATGATGAAATTAAATTGTTAATTAAAAATATTGTAAAGCCAACATTGTCGAGAGATGATGTTTTTTTTGATGAAGAAACTTTCAAAAAAGCAATACTATATTGTGAAAAATGGTATTATAAATTATTTCCTTATCAAAAATTTGCTTATGCTTTATTTTTTATGTATGACAAGAACAATTTGGATATAGTTATCTTTCCAGACATCTTAATATTAATGGCTAGAGGAAATGGAAAAGATGGAATGATAATGCCATTAGCAAACTTTTTGCAGACTCATTATTATGGAATTAAGAATTATCACATTGATATTGTCGCAACGTCAGAAGAACAGGCTTTAAATTCATTTAATGTTGTTTACAACATGTTAGAAGACAATAAAGAAACAATGAGAAAATACTTCTATTGGAACAAGACAGAAGTAATTAATAAAATAACTCATTCTACATTAAGATACAACACAGCAAATGCTAAGACAAAAGATGGTAAGCAAACAGGAATGATTATATTTAACGAATATCATGCGTATGAAGATTATAAACAAATTAATGTATACAGCTCTGGATTAGGAAAAATTAAACATGCAAGAACCGTTACAATTACAACAAATGGACAGGTAAGGGAAGGCCCACTTGATGAAAAAATAGCTTTAGCAAACAATGTATTAAATGGTGAACAAAATTTTTTAGGATTATTACCAATTATATACAAAATAAGGGACAAGAAAACAGTTGATGAACCAATGAAAAAATTTTTAGAAACTGGACAGAAAGAAGATATAGATATAACTGCTTGGGTCCAAGCTAATCCTAGTTTAAGATTTATGCCTGTCTTAGAACATGAAATTATTAAAGATTATTTGAAAATGCAAAAGCAAAAATCATACAGAGTAGAATTTTATTCGAAAAGGATGAATTTGCCACAACAAGATAATGAAGAAACTGTTGTTGAGTGGGAGCTAATTTTGAAAGCATCTTATATTGATGAGGAAAAAGAAATTGAAAGACCAACAGGAGAAATAAAAGGAAGAACAGCAATAGTAGGAATTGACTTTGCATCATTAAATGACTTTGCAAGTGCAGGCTTTCTATTTAAAAGAGATGGAGAATATATTTGGAGACAAAGAACTTGGATTTGTTCTAAAAATAAATTCTATAATGATATTAAATTTCCTTTCCAAAATATTGGACAGGATGGATTTAATGATTTTGAAATAACAAACAAAGAAAGTATAGACGCAAGAGAAATGATAATGTGGATTTTATCAGAAATGAGTAAATATAATGTTAAAAAAATTGTATTAGATACATATAGATACAAATTATTAGAACAAATTTTTAAAGAAATGGGAGTATCAGTTGAAACAAAAGATAATCCTTATGGATTGGTAAGAATGATAAGATATCCTGCAAGTATTGCAGCAATAGTTGCTCCTCGTATTGAAGTTGCTTTTGCAGAAGGTAAAATAAATATAGGAAATAGCTCAATTATGAGGTGGGCGATAAATAATACTTGTGTAAAAACAGGAAAAGATGGAAACAAAAAATATGAAAAAATAGAACCCAAATTAAGGAAGAATGATCCTTTTATGGCTTTTGTGGCAGCAATGAGTGTTCAGGAACTTTTAGATGAAGAAATTATTTATGTTTAGGTGGTGAAGCAATGTTTCTAGATAAAATATTTAAAAATGACAAAGGAGAATATGTAGATATATTAGATGTACTGTTTGGAAAAAACGATTTAGAAAATTATATATATACGATAGCAGAGGCTCATGCAATAGATTTAATAGCAAGCACTATTGCTAAAACAGAGATACAAACTTTTGAAATGCAAAAAAATAAAATTGAAGAAAGTAGAGGAAATTTGTATTGGACCTTAAATATACAGCCTAATTTTAATGAAAATGGAACAAGTTTTTTATATAAATTAGTTTGTAAATTGTTAGTTGATAGTTCAGCACTTGTTTTAATAAATGGCTCTAACAACGAGTATTTATATGTTGCAGATAGATTTAATATTAGCGATAAGGTTCTAAAGGAAAAAGTATTTACAGATATAATGATATCAGATGCAGAAGGAAATTCTATAAGTGCTACAAAGAAATACACAACAGATAACACTATTTACTTTTGTCTAAACAATAATTTGCTAAGAACAGCAGGTGAAAATTTTAAACGAAATACAGGAAAAATACTGAAAGCAGCACAAGGTAGCTTTATAAAAGCAAATACAGGAAAATGGAAATTGAAAAAGCCTGGTGGACAACCAATGTTAATGGATGCAGCAACTGGACAACAATTAGATTTGAAAGATTATAAAGAAAGAATAACAGATGGGTTATTTAAAGAAGATGATGCAGTTATATTGCTATCTGAAATGTTCGATTTAACAAATTTGAATCAAAACAAGGAAAAAAATCTAACGGATTTTGAAAATACATTCTTGAGAATAAGCAAAACAGTAGCTCAAAAATGGAAAATCCCATTTGATGTTTTTTTTGGCGATTTTACAGACAAATCAAATGGCTTGAATAATTTTATAACTTTTGCAGTGGATTTGTATTATGAACTAATAGAAGACGGTTTCAATATATCTCTTGTAGGAAAACAAAGTTATTTAAAAGGTGAATATGTAAAATTTGACAGAAGTACAATTTCTCATAGAGATGTTTTAGATTGCGGAACTGGCATTGATAAACTGACAGCAAATAAATTTAGCAGAAATGAAATAAATAAGTTTTTAAGATTACCTTATATAGATGAGGATTGGGCAAATGAACACGCCCTTACAAAAAATTATGAAAATGTGAAGGGAGGTGCAGGAAGTGAAGAATAAATTTTACAGTTTTAAAAAAGAAAGCGAGAATAGTGCAAGTGTTTATATTTATGGAGATATAACATCTTATGAATGGTTTGAAAATGATGTTTCGGCTTGGGGGTTTAAAAAAGAACTTGAGGAACTGGGAGAAATGTCAGAATTAAATGTTCATATAAATTCTTGTGGAGGGGAAACATTTCAAGCTTTAGCAATTTATAATTTATTAAAGAGCTTAAAAGCACAAATTAATGTATATATAGATGGAATTGCTGCTTCATCAGCATCTATTATTGCTATGGCTGGAAATAAAGTATATATGCCAAAAACATCATTAATGATGATACATAATTGCTGGACTTATGTTCTAGGAAATGCAGAGGAATTAAGAAAAACTGCAGATGATATGGACAAAGTTAAAGAGGCTTATAAAGCAGCATATTTGTCTAAAATTAAAATTACAGAAGAAGAACTAGAAAAATTATTGTCTGATGAAACTTATTTGACAGCCCAAGAATGTTTAGATAAGGGATTTGCAGATGAATTAATAGAAACAGAAGAAGATAATACCATCAATCAATATGCTAATAAAGCTATATTCAATCTTGTTAATAAAATAAAGAAACAAGATAAAAAACAAAAAGTTGAACTTAATGAAGAAACAATAAAAGAAATATCAGAAAATGTTGCTAATAGCATAGTTCAAAGCCTAACTAAAGAAGGCGAAAAAACTAAAGAGCTATTAGATACACGTCAAGAAAAACCGATTAAAGAAGATGCATGGGCATCTTTTTTTAATACAAAAAATTAAAAAAAGGTAGGTAAAAAATTATGAAAATTAATGAAACAAAAATGAAACAAGCTAGAGAAGATGCTTTAAAAATTCTTCAAGAAACAGAGGACAAATCACAAGCAGTTATTGAAGCTATGGACAAAATTGTGTCAGTTCAATATGAAGATTTAATATCAGAAATTCAAGAACAAGCAAACAAAGCAGAAAGTGATGCTAATTATGCAAAAACATTAGGCTTAAGAAAATTATCAAAAGAAGAAAAAGATTTTTATACAGCTTTAAAAGATGTAAAACAAGCAATAACAGCTAAACAAATTGATATACTTCCAACCTCAATCATTGATGTGACAATGGAAGACGTTAAAAAAGATAGCGGAATATTATCAGACGTAAACTTTGCTCCAGCAGATGTTAAAAAATGGATTGTCGCAGAAAAAAGCGGTACGTATGCATGGGGTGCATTAACTGACAGTATTACTGGAGAATTAAGTGCAGAATTTGAAACATTAAATATGGATGTAAACAAACTTTCAGTTTATTTAGTAATACCAAAAGGAATCAGCGACTTATCGTTGCCATTTGTAGATAAATATTTTACAGCTATACTAAAAGAAGCTTTAAATGATGGATTAGAATATGGATATTTACAAGGAAATGGGGTAAAACAACCTATAGGAATTTATAAACAAATTTCTGCAGCAAATTCAGATAAAACACAAAAAGATAAAACAGTTAATACAACATTAACTAACTTTACTCCAAAGGGACTAGCACCTGCAAAAAAATACTTATCAAGAGATGGTAAGAGGACATTTGATAAATTAGTTTTAATTTGCCATCCAAACGATGAAGCAGATTATGTTGCACCTGCAATATATGATGCTGAAGGAAGAATGATAAGCTCATACAAAAACCTTATTGTTAAAAGCTCTGCCAATAATCCAGAAGGAAAAGCAGCATTAGTAATTCCTAAAAAATACACAATGGGATTAACAAACTTTGGAATAAAAAATTATGAAGAAGTAAAAGCACTAGATGATGCTGATGTTGTTATAGGAAAAGGATATGCAAATGGTAGGGCAACAGATGATAACACAGCTTTTGTTTTTGATGTAACAAAATTGGAGGAATATGTTGCTCCCGTAAAAGTTATTGGAACTGTAGAAACAAGTGTAAAGGGAACAGTAACAACAAATACTGAAACAGCAGGAGCTTAGATATAAGCTCCTGAATATAAATAGGAGGAATAAAAAATGGTTTATAAAGTAATTGAGAAATTTAAAGATCTAAAAGACAATGACCATATTTATGAGGTGAATGACATTTATCCTAGAAAAGATATTAAACTTGAAGACATACCTCAAAAGAGAATTAAAGAATTGACAACTACGAAAAATAAAATAGGCAAAATTCTAATTGAAAAAATTAAGGAGGAACCTGATGAAAAAATAGAAGAATAGAGAGGTGTATAATGAACAATACACAAATTGAAAAATTAATTAAGGAAATTAGATCAGAGCAACATGTTTCGCCAAATGAAGAAGATGAGGTTATAGAAAAGCTAATAAAAGAAGCTGAATTTGATATTAATAGTAAATCTGGAGCTAAAATTGATTATGCTGCAGATTTAACAGCAAGAGGCTTGTTAAAGAATTATGTAATGTATAGAAGATTTGGTAGAATTGCTGAATTTAAACAGTTATACGCAGGAGATTATGCTGACTTACAAGCAAAATATTACAAGCCTTCCGACATATAATGATGGAAAACTTAAGCTTTTTGCTATAAAACAAACCCAAAATACTTATCCTGTTGAATATTTAAAAAATATGAAGAAGGAAGTATGGTTTGAAGAATTATCAATATCAGACAAACTTCGTTTTGAAAGCGAAGAAAGAAAAAGAAAGCTCTCTTTAAAAATTAGAATACCTCAAATGAAAGAAATAACCTCTTTAAATGTTGTAAAAATAGGCAATGAATATCACAAAGTTTTTAATGCCTATCACTTTACTAATAATGATGGATTTAAGCAGACAGATTTAACTCTTGAGGAATATCCAAGAGTAAAATTGGAGGAAGATTTATGACAAAAAAAGAATTAGTTGAATTACTAGAAAAATTAAAGATACCTATAAAAGAAGGAACGCCGACCGATGAAATTATGGAAGACGAAGTTAGAGTTTGTTTTTGGGATTATTATTGGGAAGACCAAACGGCAAGTGGAAAAGATTATAATACTGTAGTTACTTATCAGATTTCTATAATAGCTGACAGACCAAGACATACGAAACTTTTGGAACTAAAGCATTTATTGAATGATATAGAGCTATTTCCTGCGATACAACACGAATATGATCCAGAAACAAGGCGTTGGCATTCATTTTTCTCACTAGAGGTATTAGAAAATGTCTAATGAAGTTTACGGATATAGTGGATTTGAGGCAATGTCTGAAATTTTGGAAAAATATATAGATGGTGCAGACAATGCAGTAGATGTATTAGAGACAGGTGCTAAAGAATTTGTTGGTGATTTGTTAAAACTTCCTAAACCAATTTCAAAAATTAGAAAATCAGGCTACACACACTTAATTAAGTGCTTTGCATATAAAAAGAAAAACAAAGAAGTAGAGGCAGGATGGGGCAAATATTATGGCCCAATACTTGAGCATGGAAGTGTAAAAATGAATGCTCAAGAACATCTATTCCCAGTATGGGATAGAAACAAAGAAAAGTATTATAAAAAAATGCTTACCAAGTTAGGAATAAAAGCTTGGTAATTTTTTATTAAAGGAGGATTTTAAAATGGCAATTAATACAAAAAAACCTATGGTAAAAGAAACAGTAGGTGCATTATACTATGCATTCAATACACCAGATGATTCTGGCAATTTCACAACAACATATGAAGCAAATGTCACAAAAAGTAATGTAGTAAAAAATATAGGAACTACAGAAAACTCTGAGGTAGCTGTGGTTAGAGCTTCAGGACAAGACTATACAACAGTAAATCAAAACGAAAGTATAGAGATGGCAGTAGAAGTAGTTGCTTTTGACCCAGAAGATTTAGCAAAAATGAGAGGAGATGTTATAGGTACAACAGGATTAAACCGTTCTGGAAGAACAGCCACAAGACCTTTCTTTGCATTTGGAAAAGTTGTAAAAAAATTAGAAGGAAAATTTGAATTAGCTTGGTACCCTAAATGCCAATTAGTAGAAAATACAGATGATATCGCAACAAAAGAAGAGAGCTTTTCAGAGCAAAATGATACAGTAACTATAAAAGCTTATGCATATAATGACTTAGGAGATAAAAAAACATATGTAAACAATGAAATGTCAAAATTCCCAGAAGGATTAACAGAAGAACTATTCTTTGCAAAGCCAATCCTAGACGATGCAGGATTAGCTGCAGCAATTACACCAGGAACTTAAAAAAACAAGGCTCTAAAATTGATTTAGAGCCTTTTCTAAAATTATTTAATATAAGAATATAGGAGAAAAATATGGAAATAGAATTAAAAAATGGAGAAAACCTAACTTTAGAAGTAACACCACTTTTATTAGAATATATCGAAGACTATGAAGGTGGAATTGAACAATTAAAAAAAGATGCACAAGGTAATAAAGATAAAAATGGTTATACAAAATCAATGTATGCGACAAATCATATTTTATATTCAATTATAGCATCTAATTATGATGAACCATTAACATATAGACAAGCGGTGAGACTTGTGAGATTAGAAGATGTAGAGCCAATAGTTGATTTTGTGATAAAAAACACACCAGAAGTTTCTAAAACAAGTAATATAAATAATTCTAAACATCGTTTGTAGAAAGATGTCGAAAATTGCGATACATTTTTCTTGTGATATTTTGTAGAATAATGTAAAATATTCTCAAGGGAGGGAGTCGATGAAAGAATTAATTAAAAAATGGTGGTTTTGGATAATTATATTAATTATTATTATTACGATTAGTTTTACAGGAATAATGTGTATGGCGTTTAATGTAATAAAAGGAGAAGTTGCAGATTTAGCAAAAGAAATTCAAAATATATATCCTGATGCAACACTATATTCTTCCGCAGGGAGAAATACTTTGGTATTAGAATTATTAAATTATGATAATGAGAGAGATGCTACTAAACAAGAAGAAATTATTAATATAATAAAATCAAAAAAAGGTAATGGAGAATTAGAAGAATTTACAAAAATCATAACTCTAACTTTTATCAATAGTGGTGGAAAATCAAATGCATTGTTAAGTAAAACAACAATAAATTTAAAAGAATTTACAATAGAGAGTCAAGAATCATATATTTTATATAAAGAATATGAAGAATTATTTAATAAATATAGCAATGCTATGGAAGGATATACAAATTTATTTAATTCAATATATTAGAATAATATTTTTATTAGGCACTAGAATTAACTAGTGCTTTTATTATGCTTAAAAAAGAGGTGAAAAAAAGTGGGAAGTAATGATTTAAAAAGAGTAGGGCTTATATTTACAGAAGAAGGAGCAAAAGATTTTAAGAAAACTCTTCAAGATATAAATATAGAAATGAACAAGAATTATAATCAATTTAAGCTAACACAATCACAATGGGATAATTCTACTAAATCAACAGAGAAATTAAAAGCACAGCAAGAATATTTAACAAATGCTTATGAGATTCAGTCAGATAAAGTAAATGTTTTAAAAATGCAATTAGCTGATTTAGAAAATGCAGAAAATAAAAATACAACAGCTATAAAAAAGAAACAAAATGAATTAACTAATGCAGAAATTAAACTAAAAAATTATGAGAGTAAATTAAAAGATGTTCAAACACAACTTACAAATACAGGTAAAAAACTTGAAGAATGGGGAGAAAAAGTTGAAAAATCAGGAAAGAAAATAGAAAACGCAGGCAAGAAGTTGTCTGCGTTTTCTGCTGCAAGTATATCAGCCTTAACTTTAAGTGCTAAGAGTGCAATAGATTTTGAAGATGCTTTTGCAGGAGTAGAAAAGACAGTTGATGGAACGAAAGAACAGATGGAAGAGTTAAAACAGGGCATTAGGGACATGGCAAAAGAAATACCTTCTTCTACAACAGAAATATCAGCAGTAGCAGAAGCGGCAGGACAGTTAGGAATAAAGACAGAAAACATATTAGATTTTTCAAAAGCAATGATAGATCTAGGAAATTCCACAAATCTTACTGCCGATGAGGCTGCTTCACAGCTTGCAAAATTCGCAAATATAACTCAAATGTCACAAAAAGACTTTGACAAATTAGGATCAACAATTGTTGATTTGGGTAACAAATATGCAACAACAGAAGCGGATATTGTAAGTATGGCCATGAGGTTAGCAGGTGCAGGAAAACAAGTTGGTTTCTCAGAAGCGGAAATTTTAGGGTTGGCAACAGCATTGAGTTCAGTTGGAATAGAAGCAGAGATGGGTGGTTCAGCAATTTCTAAGGCAATGGTAAAAATGCAAAATGCTGTTGAACAAGGTGGCAAAAAGTTAGATACAGTACTAAAAAAGACAGGAATGACATTAAGAGAATTAGAATTGATGTCTGCAAATGATTCAATGGGCTTTAAAGAATTGTCACAAAGTATTGGGATGACAAGCACAGAATTAAAACAATTGATAACAGCAGGAACAAATCTTGAAGACTTTGCAAAAGTTTCAGGAATGACAACAGAGCAATTTAAAAAAGCATGGAAAGAAGATGCTGCAGGTGCACTATCAGAGTTCATTAAAGGCTTAGGAGATGCTAAAAACAAAGGCGAAAGCGCAATTACAATGCTTTCTGAAATGGGGCTAACTGAAGTTAGATTAAGAGATTCTTTGTTGCGTGCAGCAAATGCTGGGACCCTGTTTAATGATGCAATAAATACAGGAACACAAGCATGGAAGAATAATACAGCATTAACAAATGAAGCAAATAAAAGATATGATACTCTAAAAAGTAAAATAAAAATAGCAATTAATAAATTAAAAGATATGGCTATTACTCTCGGAAACAAACTAATGCCAAGTATTGAAAAAGTAATAGAAGGACTTGGAAAATGGATTGATAAGTTTAGTACATTGTCAGATAAGCAAGTGAATATGATAGTAAAAATAGGACTTATTGTTGCGGCAATAGGACCTTTGGTTACGATAATTGGAAAAGTAACATCAGTAATAGGTGGAACAATAAAAGGAATAGGGACTTTTACTCAAGCAATAGGAGTAGCAAGAGGCAAAATAACATCTACATCTGAAGCAGTTAATGGATTGGCAAAAGTGTTTACTGTAGTAACGAGCCCAGTGGGATTAGCATGTACAGCAATAGGACTAGCTGTTGCGGGAATTGCTATTGCTGTTAATGAAAGTCAAAAGAAAACTAAGGAAGCTTTCGAAAATATGAGCGAAGGGGTATCAGATTTTTATAATGGTTTAAAGAGTGCGGAGGGATATTTAAACAGTTTTAATACAACGATGTTTGCAACTAATGAAGAACAACAAAAATTACAAACGCAAATGGATGAAGTACAAAAAGGAATAACTGATATTTGCAAAACTGCATCAGATGAACGTAGAGGGTATACACAAGAAGAAATAACTCAATTAGATGAATATTTTAAAAAATTGAGAGAGCTAAAGGACAGAGAGATACAAATTCAACAACAAATCGCAGGAGCTATAACTCAACAAGCAGTAACAAATGCAGAAACTTTTCAAGGCAGTCTAGATGAGTACAAAGTACAATCACAAGAATGGATTGCAACAGCACAAAGACAGTCAGAACAAACAAAACAACTTATAGAGCAAGGAACAATAGAAGAAGTTGCTTTATTAAATCAAAAATATGGAGAACAAGCAACAATGCAAAATGAGGCTTATGCTACTGAATATAATAATATAATGGCACAAAAACAAGCAAAAATAGATGTAGCAAATGAAGAAGTAGCAAAGATTAGTGAAGCATATGCAAATGGATATTTAGAAAGAGCAAGTCAAAATGATGGGTTTTATACTAAATTACAGGAATACAATAAAAAGATAGAAGAAGAAAGCAATAGACATAACGATGTGATTCAAAATATTGAAGATGGAAATTTTAATAAAATATTAGGAATAAAAAAAAGTAAAGAAAGTGAAGCATGGAAACATTACGAAAACCAAAAAAAGATTTGGGAAGAAATGTACAAGAATATGTCTGAAGAGCAGGCAAAAGAACTTGGTGTTTGGTTGGAGCAAGTGGCACAGACAGAAATGTATGGTGGAAAAATTAGTGATGAAACTCAAAAAATGGTTAATTTTATCATGGACAGTTATGATAACATGCCAGATGATACTAAAAAAGTAATGAAGCGAACTATGGAAGGTATGCTAAATGGTATGAAAGATGAGGAACCATCATTATTTGCAAAAGCGCAAGGAATTGCAAATGGAATATTGAACCGATTAAGAAAAGCTTTTGATATTCATTCTCCGTCAAGGAAAACAAGAGCAATATTTAAAAATGTGATGAAGCGGAATGGAAAAAGGAATAGAAACAGAAGAAAGTAATTTGTACAAGCAAACGGATAAAGTAGCTGAGCATGTATTGGATTCTCTGGATTCAATTAATTCTGATGTTAATCTTAAATTCAAACGTACTGGAGATCTTAGCGCGAATATAGACTATAATAAATTATTTAATATATTGTATTCTGCTTTCATTAAAGCGTTAAATTCTTGTAAATTAACATTAGATGAAGATGGTTTTGCAAGGATAATTAAAAATGAATTATACGAGGTGCTATAATGTTTAAATTTAAAGGAATATCAAATACAGATATGCAAGTTGTAATTGAAGAAGAAGAACATTTTTTAGCTAAAGCTTCACAGAAATATGAAGTTACAGAAATAGAAGGAAGAGATGGTGCTATTTTTGATGAATTAGGTTATTCTTATATTGAAAGACCTATTTATGTGCAATGTTTGAATCCTAACAAACTTGATGATATCCTTGCGTGGCTAGATGGTGAGGGAGAGTTAGAATATAAAGGAAGAAAAACGAAAGCAAGATTTTATGCGGAATTAGAACCAAAAAGGACAGCAGGAATCAAAATTATTGATACTAATTTTATCAGAGCTCCGTTTTGGGAGAAAGCTGATGATAATTATATAGTAGTTACAAATAATGTTCAAAACGAAGGAAATAAAACAAGCAGACCTATAATAAGAATTGAAAAAGGTTCAAGTGATAGTATTGAATTAACTTTAGGTGGTGTTAGGTTTAAATATACGTTTAGCGAAAATGATACTTATGTAGAAATAGATTGTGAAGAAAAAACAGTTGTATATGAAGGCCTTAATAGAAGCAGAAATCTTGAAATAGGATACAAATACCCAAAATTAGAAGTAGGAAACAATGCAATCGTAATACATAGTGGCTCAGCTACTGTCAAAATAAAAAGAAAGGACAGATGGCTATGATTAAAATATTTAATGCAACTGATACAGATTTTAAAACAGCAGGAAACATTATTATTAATCCTTTATATTGTCATGAAATTAAGAAAAAGTCTTTAAATGGATGGTATATTGAAGTAGAAATCCCAATTAAATATAAAGAGTATATAGAAGCCGATAAGCTATGTGTAGTAAAAACAAAATCCAAATTAAAACCACAAGCATTTAGAATAAATGATAGCATAACATATACGAATAGAAAAATAAAATTCACAGCTGAACATGTAATGTTTGATAGTAGAAGATATGTACTTTTAGATGTAAGACCAACTAATTTAAATGGCCAGAATGGGTTAAAATATGTTAATGAAAGGACTGATAAAACCAGTCCTTTTTCTATTGACTCAAATGTTGAAAACGTAAGTACAGCATATTTCATAAGAAAGACTTTATTAGAATCTTGGCAAGTATTTGAAGAACGATGGGGAGGAGTATTTGAAGCAGACAACTGGGATATTAGTTTTAAACAAAGCATAGGAAAAGATAATGGCGAAACTATTGTTTACGGTAAAAATATGCAGGGATTTGAGATCTTTGAGGACTGGTCTAATGTATGCACAAAAATTTTACCAGTTGGATATGATGGACTTTTATTGCCTGAAATATATTTAGAAAGTGAAACACAATACGAAATATCGTATACAAAAATAATAGATTTTCAAACAGATTTAGAAGCAGAAGAACAAACAGAAACTAATTTATTGTTAGAGTTAAGAAACAATGCAAGCAAATATTTAGAAGAAAATTGTGTTCCTAAAGTTAGTTATACAGTAAATTCAAATGTAAATAATGATTTAGAAATTGGGGACACAATAAAAGTTTTACATCCTTTTGTAAATATTTTTACAGAGGTTTTAGAGTATGAATATGATTTGATTTCTGAAAAAGTGAAGTCATTGACTTTTGGAAATTATACAAGAGATGTCAAAACAAAATTTAACAATATAAAAAATACTATTGAAACAATTAAACAAACAGTATCAAAACAAGAGATAACTATAAAAGAACAAACAAATTTGATTAATTCTCTAAATAAAAATGGATATGTTTATATAGATGATAATGAAATTTTAATACTAGATAAACTTCCGAAAGAACAGGCTAAAAATGTCTGGAGGTTTGGATTAGGAGGTATAGGATTTAGTTCAAAAGGATATGAAGGACCTTTTGAAACAGCTATTACAATGGATGGGCAAATAAATGCTAAATTTATTACAACAGGGACAATGGCTGTAGCAAGAATAGAGGGTTTGGCTAACTTTATAACTGAAACGAGTTCGTCAATAACTAAAATTGAATTAGAACAAGGAAGAATAACCAGTAAAGTATCATCAGTAGAGCAATCAGTAGAGAGCATAACCAAAATAGAAGGTACAGCAGAAGGAAAGAACATATATATAGATGATGCATCTGCGGAACCATTAATAGATATAATGCTAGAGGGCGAGAGCCAACAGGGAGCAAGCCCTAGCCCAGATAATCTAAGCAAAATAGAGAATTTGGAGGGAAAGAACAAAGTTAAAGAAATAAATTGGAAACAGATGCCAAGTATATCAACAGGAGCAACTATAACAAATGTAAACGGATATGGAACAGATTATATTGACGTTGATAATACAAAACAATACATTTTTAGTTATCTTGGAACATCAGGTTCTAGATATATTGTATATTATGATAAAGACAAAAACTTTTTAGGATATGATACTGAAATACAAATAAATAACTTTGCAAAATGGAATGAAACAGGATATGTACGTTTAAGAGTAGATTGTCCTCAAGGTTCTGTAACAGCCTTTCAGTTAGAAGAAGGAACAGTAGCAACAGGTTACGTACCATATAATTCTCTAGAAATAAAAGATGTAGGAAAGAATTTATATGCAGGAAATGAAATAACAATAAATGGCACATATTCTTCAAATACATCTGTTAATTTAGGCTCAAGATATTTAAGTGAGGGAACTTATACTATTAGTTTGACTAATAGTTTACCAAACAATAGTTATATATATTTAGGCGCGAATGGTTCAATAGCAACGGCTATAAGGAACAAAGCAACTTTTACATTAACAGAAGAACAAAATGTTCCAATGCGACTAGTTGTTAAAGCTGGAACATATAGCAACTTTACTACGAAGATAATGATAGAAAAAGGCATGGTCGTAACAGACTACGAACCCCACCAACAACAAACAGAATACTTCCCATTATCAGAAGGACAAAAGCTATACAAAAACTCTTATTTGGTAGATGATGGAATACATCATAGTAGGAAACAAGTTGTGCTGGATGGGACAGAAACAGGTTGGTATACGCTAGCAAACCAAACTGGTACAAACACCTCATATTTCTGTATACCTAAAAGTGATATGAAAAAGGCGAGCACATTAATTTGTGATAAATTTATTAATCGAAACGTTTGGAATACTGATGAAGAAGGCATTCAAAGTATTATAGATAATCTTATAAGATTAAGAATCAATACTAGCAGAGCAAGCACGGTTGCAGAGTTAAAAACTTGGCTATCAAACAACCCTATCAGAGTAGAATACGAGCTAGCCGAAGAAGAAATAGTACCTTATACAGAAGACCAAAAAGAAGCGTGGGAGAAATTAAGACATTTTACATTATTTAGAGGTATTAATAATATAACAAGTACAGCAAATGCGAAAATCACATATGTTAGAGATAATGGATTAAACAACACATATGAAACCAAACGAAACGTAAAAGAAAATTACTACACAAAAAGTGAAACAGACTCACAAATAAGTCAAACAGCAGACTCAATCAAAGAGTCAGTCAAAGCAATAAACGAACAAACACAAGAAAAGCTTGCAACATTGGAGCTAGCCAATCAAAGTTTAGAATTTGCAACTAAAAGAACCGGTGGAAACAATTTAATTAGAAATAGTGCAATGATTAATGATAATAATTTCTGGCTAGCACACGCTAAATATCCATATCAAGAGTCAGATACACCACCTGACAGTCCTACTGAAGGAGCATACTGGTATTGTACTGCCAATAGTGGAAGTTACATAGAAAATCAAATGTATGTGTACAACAGTGGTTGGCAAGTATCAGAACTGTCAAGAAAATCATTGTTAAGTGCTCAAAACTACTTCGCTTATACAACTTCTAACGAATATTGGGCGAACGGCAAAAATGCTAATGAAAATACACTGAGTGGACGAGTTATTAAGCTTGATGGAAGACAAGACTATACAGTATCACATATATTCAATATCACAGAACCTATTACATTAAATCAAAATGAAAACAAAATGGCAATATCACACTTTATAAAAAACAGTATAGTACAAGGAAATGTCTGCGTAGGACTAATGTTCCTTAATGAAGCAGATTTTACTGAGGTAGAGAAGCCTTATTCATTGTATGAACCTGGTATTATATTGACACCAGACGATTTGAAAGATCTAACTAAAATAGAGCAAATAATAGAAATACCTAAGAAATCAGACTTTATACCTGTAGTTGTAAGTAACACAGCACCTACAGATACAACCAAGAATTGGTTAGATACAACGATATACTTAGTTAAAAAATATAACTCGCAAACATCACAGTGGGAAATATTAGATACAAAAATGTCATTATATAACGAGAGTTCAAGAGAAGTTTGGACTTATAGATATTTCTATGGATTCTATTACCAAACGCCAATAATATACGATACAGCAGAAATCAAGAGTTGTTATGTGGCATTAACATTTTATCCTGCATTTGCAGTCTATACAGGAAATGTAGAGCCTACGCCTTACAAAGGGCTGTATTGGAATAATAAAACAACAAATTTAGTTAAGAGAGCAAAATACGATGGTACCACCTTTGTAGAGTGGGAAACACTTGATATTCCAAGTAGTTTATTACCAACTGGTGCTAGTTTAGGTGTTGAACTATTTGATTACATAGTGCCGATTAAAGGATTCGTTGAAATTGCTGATTTAAAGCTCGAATATAACACTATGTGTACTCAGTGGACTCAATTTCCTGGGGAAGTTTATGGCAAGAATTATAAAATGGACGAAAAGGGCTTTTGGATTCAAGCAAATCAAAATACTATGTTTATAGATGAGGACGAAATCCTGGCGACATATAAAGGAATAAATATATTCCAAATTAATAAAGACTTAGCATATTTCTACAAAATACAAGCAACAGAGAGTATAGAAGTAGGAAACTATTTCTTGAAAACTCAACAAATTAATTCAAAGAATATGCTGTTACTTTATTAGATTAGAAAGGAGAGCATATGGCAGTATCAAGTAATATATCAATAACACAAAACTCACAGAATATAGCAAACAATAAAAGTAATATAACTGTTAGAGTACAAGTAACAACAACAGGAGGCTCGTATAATGGATATTCTAAACCAGGTACTTGTACAATAGACGGAACAACATACGATTTTAGTCATAATATACCTCAAAATTCAACTACAACAATTTTTGAGAAAACATTAGATGTAACACACAATAATCAAGGAGAGAAAACCGTTTATGCTAGTTTCTCGTTCCAAACAGGTATATCAGCAGGAACAATAACTGGGTCAACATCCAAGAAATTAACAACAATTCCTAGAACTTCCGAAGTAAGTTTAAATAAAAAGAATTTCAACATTGGCGAAACTATAACAATATATACCAACAGGAAAAGTGCTAGTTTCACGCATACAGCAATCATCAAATTCAATGGGCAGACAGTTAGAACACAAACAGGGATAGATGCTTCATATAGTTGGAATACAAATGAATTATTTGCTAAAATTCCAAATCAAAATCAGGCTAATGGTACAGTGGAACTTACAACTTATAGTGGTGGTACTAGAATAGGAACAAGTACAGTTAATTTTACAGGCTATGTAGTAAATAGCGACCCAGTATTTAATAATTTTGATTGCGAAGATACTAATCCAATAACTAAAACTTTAACTGGAAGTATAACGGGAAGTAATCAAAAGTACATACGAAAATATAGTAATTTAAAAGTAACAATAACAAGTGCAAATAAGATGACTACCAAGAACGGTGCTACACCTAAATATTACAATATTGTGGTTGGCAACAAAATCGAAAAATTAGATTATTCAACATCAGAAATTTCAAAAACTATAAATAATATGGACGACAATACAGTAACAGTTTTTGCCGTTGATAGCAGAGGAAATCAAAAAGACAAAACGAAATCATTAGATATTGTTGAATATTCCGAAACTGTTTTACAAAGCGTTAAGATTGAAAGAAAAGAAGGTGTAGGGGAAACAGTCTTAATAAGTTTATCTGGCAAATATGCAAATATTAATTTTGGAGCCAAAGCCAACACAGTCAAAAGCATTCAATTTCGAAAAAAGAGCAAGACAGAGACCGAATTTGGAAGTTGGGTTGAAATAAAGCAATTGGTTACAATAAACACTGAAAACGGCACATTTAGCTGTGACTCAAAAGAAATTACAGGACAAACCTTCACTTTAGGTACAGAGTATGACATAGAAGTTCAAGTTAAAGATGAATTGAGTTCAGACACAGAACCAGTATCTCTTAATAGTGGAAAAGTGCTACTTTCAGCACTAAAGAATAAAGGAATTAGCGTTGGGGGAATTTATGACGAAAATTTAGGAGGACCATTACAACTAGACAACAAGAACGTTATAAATTGGATTAATAGTAAACAGGATAAACAAAAACATATTCTAAAAGCTATTCTTGATACTGATAATACAACGATAACATCTTCTAAAGACTACGACTCTGTATTAGTACCTCTAAAACAATACATTAAGATGGGAAACAAATTAAGTTTTAGTAATGGAAAAATTGTTGTTGGTTCGGGTGTAAATTATATTAGAATATCTGCTCAAGTTATGATGTCATATATTCCAAGTTCTTTAAGAACAATGGGATTAGCAGTTTATATAACGAATAGTCAAGTTTATACAAATTATGGAATCAGAACTTCATCGGATTTTCTAACATATAATGCACCAGGAATGATATTCCCTGTTAAAGCAGGAGACACAGTATCAATTCACGTATATATTGAACCATCAGGAACAAGTGTAAAGCTAAGAAAATACTCGCAAAGCACTTTCCTACAAGTTGAAGTAATAGAGTAGGAGGTGAGAAGATGCAAGATAACATAATAATGTCATTTCTAGGTTTTATTATAACTATGATTCCGATTTTTACTATAATTGTAAAGCTCAATAATACAATAACAAAATTGAATATAACAATTCAAGTTCTTTCGGAGCAGATGCAAAAAGATCAAGAAGATAGAAATAAGATACATAATCAGCTTAATAATCACGAAACAAGAATATCAATTTTAGAAAATGAAAGGAGGGAAAGATAAATGGATTTATCAGTATTAACACAATATTTAAGCATTGTAGTTGTTGGAATATGCCTTTGTGTAGGTTTTGTTATAAAAAATAGTCTTGATTTTATACCAAACAAGTACATACCATTAATCATGCTAATATTAGGTTTAGCAATTAATGTATTAATGAACCTAAATGGGATAAATGCAGAAGTAATACTAACAGGAATGTTTAGTGGACTAGCTTCTACAGGTCTATACGAAATGTTTAAAAATTTAATATACAAGGAGGGAAAATAATGAAAATAATAGAAAATAATTTTAAGTTTGGTACAATGGATATAAGAAATACAACAGAGCAAATCGTGTGTCATCACAGTGGAGTAACTGTTTTACAAAGTGTAGAAGTAATACATAATTATCATAAAAATACAAAAGGTTGGGCAGGAATTGGGTATCATTTTTATATTAGAAAAGATGGTTCTATATATAGAGGACGTCCAGAGAATACAGTAGGTGCACATGCGGTAGGAGCAAACTACAATTCAATAGGTATTTGTTTTGAAGGAAACTTTTCAAAGGAAGAAATGGGACAACCTCAATTAAAAGCAGGGCAAGAATTAATTGCATATTTAAAAGAAAAGTATAGTATATCTAAAGTAGTAGGGCATAGAGATATAGACAACTCTGAATGTCCGGGCAATAATTTCCCGATGGACGAAATGAGAGGTGTCAAAGTCAGTCCTACAAATAATTCAAAAGAAGAAATAGTAAAATCTTTACAAAGAGCATTAAATAAAGATTACAATTGTGGTTTAGATGTAGATGGAATAATAGGACCATTAACAACAAAAGCAGTAAACAACAATATGGTAAGAAACTTTACTGTAGGAGAATTTGCAAAATGGGTTCAAGAAAGACTAATCGCAAAAGGATATAGTTTAAACGAATTTGGAGTTGATGGTAAATATGGAGACGAAAGCGAGAAAAAAGTAAAGGAGTTCCAAGCAAATTGTGACATAGATGTTGATGGAATTGTAGGAATAAATACAGTTAATAGATTAATATAGAAAAAGGCTAGACATTAAGTTGTCTAGCTATTTTTTT